TGTAGCCGACCAGCTCGGCGCGGCGGCGAGCGTTGAGCAGCGCGTTGCGCTTCTCGATAACGGCAGCCAGTTTGACCTGGTTGCCCATCTCATCGGCGGCCTTCATGGCGGCTTCTTCAAGGCCTAGCATGCCATCGGTGGCCTGCAGCTGCTTGATGCGCGTCTGAAGATCGCCAACCAGCTCGGTCAGTTCCTCCAGACTCAGCTCGCGGCCAGCCGATTTGGCGGCGGCCTGGATAGTGTCGATGCAGTCTTGAGCAGCCATTACGTCCTCAACTGACAAAGCGCCGCGGCGCGATAAGCGGCGGCAAAGGTTTCGGCATCTGCGACCAGAGCGTCAGCCTCCCGAACGAAAGGAGCCACGTCGACGCCGGCCTGGGAGGCCATCTCCTGCGTCAAGGCAAGCTCATCGGCAAGCATTCGCTCGGCGCCTTCAAGATCGGTACCGTCCAGCGCGTCGGCCGTTTCGTCGGCCATGTAGGCAGCAGCTTCGCCTTCAGGGTCAGAAACCGTTTTGACTGGCTCCTTGATACGCTCAAGAGCTGCTTTGCGCTTCGCAGGGTCGGCAAGGTGGAAGAGCGGCTCAACGTCGATCGGGCGCCCCGTAACGGCCTGTGCCACTGCAGTGCGCAGTGCGCTCTCACGCACCTGCCATGGAGCCGCCTCAGCCATCGCCCTGGCCGTCTGGCGCAAGTCAAAGCCACCAGAAATCTGACCTGCACGTTCTGCTATCTTGGCCTGGTAGCGCTCGGGGATCTCTCCACGACGCAGGCGTGATAGCTCGGCGCGTGCCTGCTCTGCTCGAGCGTTTCCAGAAAGAGCTGTTTCGACCTCTTGCTGACGCTCAGTGAGGCGCTGTCGCTCCTCGGTGATTGCGTCACGCGCCGCACGCTCTGCCTGTTTGCGCGTAAGGCCCTGCCGCTGGAAATCCTTGGCTCGCACGCTGTAAGACTCATCCAGCGACGCCAGGCTTTTCTCGATGGCACTGCGCTCGGTTTTGAGATCTCCCGCGTTAGGCAGGCGGCCGGCAGCTACTGCTTCAAGCTCTGCACGAATCTGCGGAACCAGATCGTCACGCGCTTGAATAGCGGAGGCTTCGGCAATCCGCACACGGTCAGCCTCGATGCCCCTGGCCAGCGAGTCACTCAGGCGAAGCATGGGATCATCGTCGCCGCGCCGTAGTGCGATCTCTGGCGTCGTCGCCCTGACCTCAGCGCCTTGCGGAGCTTCTGCCAGTGACTCGACCCTGACTTGCTCGAGCAGGTTGCCACGCCGAAGATCGCTGACCAGGCCGCCGGCCGCATGCAGGCCTCCACCCATAACCGAGCCAAATGCCACGTTGAGCAGGCTATTGGTCAGGTCGTAATCGGCCTGATCGCGGGCTGATGCATAGAGCACAAGCGGCTCCACCAGCGCAGCACCAACCGCACCTTCAACTGCGCCAACCTGGGCGCGCACGGCAGCCCTTGCCATGGCAGACTGCCCGGCCCGGGCAAGCAGAGAGGCATAGCGCGCCTCACCTACAACCGGCACAAACGCGGACGCCACGTTGATCGGATCCAGCGCAGACGCCGCGAAACCGGCAAGCAGCTGAACCGGCACAGTGGACGCGGGAGCGTTGTCAAGGATGAATTTCCGCTTGACCTCCTCCCTCTTTCGCTCGATCAGGATGTCCAGCGCACCGGCTCGGATGCCGGAATCCTCAACTGTCAGATCAAGGCCTTCCTCCTTGATGCGAGCGCGGGCCTGCTCAGCGGTCAGCAGCGGGGTTTCCGGCTCCGCGCGGCGCTCAGGGATGCCATAGGCCGGATAGGCCTGCATCTCTACCCTGCCCTGTTCTGCACGATTCAGCTCACCGATGCGGCGCGCGGCGCTGGTCGGGTTCTCGAACATCGCCTGGTCGAACGATGCTTCTGCCGCGTCGAACTGCCCAGTGACAACGTCATCGAGCAGGTTTCGGTCGCGGCGGATGATCAGCCCATCGGTGAATAGCGTCATTATCTACCCCATGTCCCAGACGGCGCGTTGGCATTGTTCATCTTCTGCCGGCCTTCGTTGAATCGCTGCCACGCACTAGGATCCTCGGCCGCTTTCGAAGTAAGCTCGTCAAAGCTGCGCGTGACCGGCTGGCCTTGCTTGTCAAGCACCGCCTCGCCGCCGTAGTACAGCGCCACGCCGCTTTCATCGGGCAGGGTGACCCAGTACCCGTCTTTCTCGATGGCAGCCTTCACGCGGCCAGCGGCGAAGTCTTCCGGCACGCCGTCTGGCGTGCGGAAGTTCAGCGTCATCGGGTCCAGCGATTCGATGGCGCGTTCAGTGCCGGCCTCGATCAGGTCGGCGTCGTAGGCCTTCGGCACGCGGTACGTGCCAAGCAGCGTGTACTTGTCATCGATGAGCGCTTTCTTCGCCAGTTCGACCGCATCCCGCGCCCCCTTGCCCTGCCCCATGTAGGCATAGGCCAGGCGTTCGGCTTCGTTGTAGAGCGTAGAGAACGTGCGCTCACCGCCAACTTGACCGGCCAGGGTGTTGCGGAACTCAGCCATGCCTTCATTCAGCGCAAGCTTGGCGTCGCGCGTCTCGGTGCTGTCTAGGCCCTTCTTCAGTTCCTCGGTCTTCAAGTGCGCAATACGGGCCAGCGTTGCCGCTGTCTGCTCGTCCACGCCGGAGCCAATCACCAGCGCGGCCCCTGGCAGCTTGTCTTGCAGTTGCTTATAGACCGTGGGCCAGTGTTTGCCCCACTGCTGCTGCAGCTGCTCAACGAGCTTTGCCGCGTTGCTCCCGCCGTCTTCGGTACTTTCGAAAGCGGCGGCAATGCCGGCGGCCTGTTTCTCGCTCAACAGCTTGGGTTGCGACGCGCCAAGGCGTTGCTGCTCGGCAAGCATGGCCGTTGCGTACGCTTCGACGGCCGCGGGGTCGCCTGCTGCTGCGTCCTCGGCTGCCTTGCGTAGCAGAGGGCTTCGACTGGCAACATAGGTGGCAGGATCGCGCTGCAGCTCTTCGCCAAGGCGTGACGCTGTGTTGACCAACTGGCCGAACAGCTTGGAGTCGACCGCAAAACCTTCCTTGGCGACGCCATCGCGGGCCGGCTGGAACTGTTCGATCAGCTTGACGCGCTCTTCTGGAGAGGCCATTGCCACCTGGCGAATAGCACTTCCGATCTGCTGAGTCTTCTCGAACTGCGCGTAGCGGTCTGCACCTTCTTGTGCACCATACGACGCCACGAACTCTGACTGCGACGGCGGATTGTCGAATTCATAGCCGGACAGGTAGGCCGACTGCGCATCAGACACGCGACTCGACAGTTCCGCCCGGGCGATCGCCTGAATCTGCCTGGCCTCGATTTCGCGGCGCTTGATCTCGCGGTCGATCAGATTCGATACACGCACCTGGTCGTCGGCAGTCATCTGCCCTTGCGCAGTCTCAAAATACTGCTTAGCGCGCCCCGGATCCTCATTGACCATGCGCGAGATCACGGCCGTCACCATGCCGCTGTTGGCCTGGAGCAAGTTGGCCTGCAGCATCTCCTCCGGGAGGCCTTTGCGCTCAGCCTGCGCCTTCAATACCTCATTGGCCGAGCGCTGGTAGTAGGCAATCTTCTCCGGGTTGTTGTAGTTCAGCGCGGCGCCCTGCATGGCCGTCTCGAGCTGACCGCGGTCGACGTCGTCGTAGTAGCGCTGGCGCTCGCCGTATTCGTAGCGGTTCAGCTCGCGCGAGATTGACTCACGGCGCTGTGCAGCAACCTGGGCGAACAGGGCGCGCTGCTCTTCTGATTTGAGACCGTCAGCGATCTTCGCCTGCGCCTCCTCGAACTGAGCAAGCGTGTTGTTGGTCACGTCGAGCGCGTTCTTGCCCTTGCGGGTGTACACGCCGCTTTCCGGGTTGAACAGCGTGTTGTGCTGCCAGTCGGTCAGCTGCTTGTCGGCCTCGAGCAGGGCTGCTCGATTGGCGTTCTCGCGCTCCTTTTCGACCTGGCGCAGCATGGCATTCTCTGCCTGCTCGAGACCGCGGGTGAAGCCTGAAGCATCCGGCGCCCGCATACTGAACCCGTTGGAGCTCACCGGGCGCAAGCTGACCTGGCGCTGCGAGTAATCGGGGACTCGTGCCATCAGGCGCCTCCAGCTGCAAACATGGCGCCCTTCTCGGCGCCGCCCAGGATAGAACCAAACGCTTCCATCTTGCCTTGCCACTTCGCCAGCTTGCCTTGCTGCCGCTGATCCATCGCCTGCACCCGGTAGCCGTAGGCCTCGCGCGCGGCGTTGTTGATGATCGTAAGCGCGTCAAGCTCGCCCAGCGCTGCGGCGTCGTTCTGCACCTGTCCGGCCGAGCCAGTGTTCACGTCGATGTTGCCTGCCGCGAAACCTGTGCGCTGTGCACCGATGACCTGCTGCGTGGCTTTACGCTGCTCATCGGCTTCAATGCTGCCGCGCTTGATGGCATCCCTCGCGGCCTGGTTCGAGATTCCGGCATTTACCTTGGCCACTTCGTCCAGGTACTTGCCTTGCTCATAGCTCGCGTAAGCGTTGAACAGGTTACTCACGCACATGGTTGGCGCCTCATCCAAAAACAGTGAAACGGGAGGCCAAGCGGCCCGTATGGCTCAGGATCGCCGAAGGTGAAGCCGAGCCAGCGCAGCCAGCGAATGGCCGCCGCGTTGCGGACATCGACGTAGTTGACCAGCACCTCATGGCGCGTGAGCATTTCTGCTACCTCCGGCTTGCAGACCTGCAGGAACGCCTTCGGAAAACGCTCGACATGGCGCGTGCTGATCAGCCAAGGAACCCCGGCCTCTGCCGAATGCCGAGAATCACCGAATACAGCCACCACGAGGCCGCTCACGACGATTTTTGACGCCTTGCAATGGTTGGCCAGCGCATCGGCAAGAGCTTTGCGCATGGGCGTTTGCAGGGCTTCCTCTATCTCGTCGCGGTCGGCCTGGCGGATGTCCGGCAGGATCGCGTCGATATCCGCCTCGCACAGCGGCAAAACTTCAGCCTTTACCACTGACAGTCACCTCGGGAATGACAGCAAGGACGGTGAGCGGAAGCGGGTCGGCCTGCTGGATGTAGACGCGACCAGACTCGTCCCACACGGAGCTGATCTTGAGTTCGCTCGGGCCTGTCAGCAGCGGAATCGGTGCGTTGTAGCGCTGGCGATATTCGGGTTTCTGCTCGTAGAGCTTGTCGCCCTTCTTGCGCCCGGCCATGAAACCGCGTGACTCCTCCACGTACACCGTGACGCTGGGGATGATCTTGCGCTTGTCGAGCAATGTCTCGTTGCCTGGCACGTCGATCTCGAGCGTCTCGATCTCCGCCACATACGGCAGGCCAACATGGACCACTGCGGCGGACGACTGCAGGGTAATCGATCCGCCGGTCACTACGCGCTGAGGATGCACGTCGCCGTCTACCAGAACGGAAACGGTCTTGCCCTCGAGGTGAGACAGGCCAGACACGGTCGTGGCCATCAGCGCCCAATCGCTAACCGCAACGTCTCGCAGCGACTCCGGGCATATCTCGAGCAGCTTGGCCGTCATCACAGTGGACGACGTGAAGCCCGTCAGCTCGATCCGCACAATTTCATCGCCGGCCCGTAGACGCAGGCGGCGACCGATAAGGCCTGCACTGAACGACGAATGCCCGACGGCCGTTACCGTGACTTCCTCTGGATACTTCCAGTCCGTTCCGCCGCTGAGTGTCAGCGTCTCGTTGGTGGCATGGTTTCGGCCGTCATAGGTCAGCCCGCAGTCGACAAAGAACGCGTCTTCGATATCCTCGATCTGGCGCGTCTCTAGTCGCTCGATATAGCGCTTCGTAGCGCCATTGATCGTGCGGTTAACCAGCAAGTACAGAGCGTCCTCTCCACCCTCTGCAATGCCGCACACCGACTCTACAGCACCGTCGGTGTGATGCTGATGCCAGGCCAGCAACTGCTCCTCTGGCAGGAACGTCATTCCGAGCATCACGCCATCATCACGCACCGCCCAGACGAGGCGGTCAGGCACCTGCTGGTACGCCCAGTCGACCAGCGTATGCCCGCGGAAGAAGTGCGGCGAGAACTTGGTCAGGTCGTCGCCGGAGAACCCGTCGCTTTCGAAGGTGTAGGCCAGCGAAGACACGGCATTGCCGCGTTGCTGCACGTAGATCGCGCTGTCGTTGATGACGATCGGTGGAATCTTGGAGATGCCGTTGTAGCTCTGGATGTCCGCCTTGACGTTCTTCGGCGTGATACCGGCGTCATCGCCTGCGATTACCCACTCACCGCCAGTTGTCATCCCGAGCAGCTGCCGAAGCGGGAGCAGATGGCGGAACCGATGCACTTGGCGCGCGGCGATGGTCAGGGTGATCGAGTCATCATCTTTAACCGGCGTCGCATAGCCGAAGTTCTTGAAGTTGCCAGTCTTGCTCATCCAGATGGTCTGGGGCTTCAGATTGCTTCCGGCGAAGCACAGGCGTTGCTGGTAGTAGCCGACGGCTCCGGGGTAGTTGCCAGCGCCAACGAACGGGTTGTTTCCAGTCGGAGGTGTGTCTGTCTTGGTCGGCGAGATGTTGTTATCGGTGAAGGCAACACTGTCCGCGCGGCCGATGAAGCCGTAAATGCCGGAACCGTTGTTGTCCTTGTAGACGTTGTAATAGTCGGCGCCAGTGACCGCAGACCAGCTAAGCACTGCGCCGGGCTTGCTATCCCAGCTTGCCACGCTGGCCGCAGTTGACGGCAGACTTTCTTCGGGAACCTCGCTATCCGATACGGCAGTGATTACGTAGCGGAAGGTCGTCGTATCGCCAGAGCCTCCAGAGCGCGCGGCGGCAGAAAGGCCTGTCGGAGCATTGATGCTCGGCACAAAACTGATCGCCGCCAGCGTCCAGTTGTCGTGATCCAGGCGCGACAGTTCGCGCGGCGCATGCGACGGGTGAACGATCGTCATCACGTCAGCCGACTGCGTGTAGTTCAGGTCAAACAGCTGGGACTCGGTGAACGGCGTAACGATCTCATACGGCACGCCAGGGCTCGACTCTACGATGCCGCCATCCTTGTAGACGCGCATGTAGAGGTCGCCGAACTCTAGGACGTAGGTCTGCTCATCATTGAACTGGAACGGGATCAGGCGGGCCTTCCCGCTGCCCTTGGCCTCGTAGATGAATCGGGTTCCAGGGCGATTCTTGACGCCCCCATAAGGCATCACGAAGAAATTCGAGCACAGGCGCAGGCCGGTCTGGTATCTGGCCAGATCGACGCGCGCGTAGAGGGACGGCGCCAGTTCGCCCGCAGCGAACGACGGCTGAATGATGCTGTTGCCCATCAGTTGCGCGCCTGTATGAACTCGGATTCTGGAACCGGGCCCTCCTCGCTCTCTTCAAAGGCGAGCGCCTGGGCCTGGCTAATGGTCATCTGGTAGTTCTGCATCGCAGACGAGTAGTTCTCTGGCCGAGCCTGTAGCCCCATGGCCAGTTCGGCAGCCAAGCGCCACGCCAGCGCATTGACGAACATCTGCGGAAAGTAGGTCGTATCCTCGACGCGCACCGTGTAGACCAGCTCGGCCTGCTCCTGATTGCTCAGAATGGCCCGGCCGCCGGCCGCGTTCACGACCTTGAACGGCACGCGTTGCTCTGCAGTGGGCATCTCGAGCCCTGGCACGCTGATACGGCGCGCCTGCAGGCAGTTGACCGGGTAGCGGTAGCGAAACGCCCAGTTCTGCGGTGGCGAGCCGATATCAGCCAGCGCAACACGAGCCTCGGCAAAGGGCCAAGGGAACGCCTGCAGCACCTCGTCGCGGCACTGCTCGTAGTGGAGCGCGCACAGCTCGGCCGCCTTGCTCTGCTCGTCGATCGAGTCGATGAACTGGTTCTGCCCGATGCGGGTGAGCGCCATGTTGCAGATTTGAACGACACTGGCCATGCGATCTCCGGAAATGAGTAGGGGCCCGAAGGCCCCTTGGTGTTACGCGTCGGGCAGGTTGCCGGACTCTTCAGGCTTGGCGGCCAGCTTGGTGCCTGGCTTTGCCCGTTCTGGCTTTTCGACTTCGACCATCCACGCGCCGAGGTCGTCCTTGCCCTTGATGTCGAACTCTTCGCCGACCTCACGCAGGCTCCCGTAGAAGCCCACTGCTGTTGCCTTGACTCGCATCGGCTACCTCCTTACAACAGGTCCGGATAGGCACGCTGGAAGTTGGCGCCGTCTACAACCTGGGCGTTGAAGGTGCCCGCGGTAAGCGGGCCGGTGCCGATGGTGTAGTAGGCGCGCACGTACCGACGCAGGCCGGGCGGTAGCGGCAGGAATACCTGCTTGCCGGCAGTAAGCTCCGCAATCGGCACGGCCTTAGTGGCCACGACATCAGCGAAGGAGCTGTTGTCGGCCGAGTCCTGAACCGAGAAGGTCACGGTTGCGGCGCCTGCTGCAGTCGGCGCGGTCAGCACGTCGAACTCCATCACCAGCGGAGTGCCAGCACCGATGTCGCGGCCGATGCTGGCGTTCTTGGTTGCGCCTGCGTCGATCACGTCGGTCGATGCAGCAGAAGCGGTCACGGCCTGAGCGGCAGAGACCTGAAGGAAACGATCAATGATCGCCATGTGAACTCTCCTGTGTCAGAGGCTGCGCGGCTTAAACCACGCGAGCCTCGGTGTTGAGGATGGCGTCAACGCGCTTGAACGGAACGCTGTCGAAGGTCATGACCTTGCGGCCTGCAACCTCTTCCATGTTCAGCCAGACGTTGGACTTGTTGGCGATCTGCCGGCGCAGGAAGCTGCGGACGGTGCGGTTGCCGTAGAAGACCGGCCGGCCGACGCGGGCGTTCGGCAGCAGCTCGATGGCCTGGACCATCAGGTCGATCAGGTCAGCACCGGCCGAAGCGTTCTTGGTCAGCGCGGTGACATCGATGTTGGCGATGCGCACCACATAGCGCCAGTCGCGCAGGGTGAGGCCAGCGTTCCACTCGTAGTGGGTACGGATGCCCTCGTACATGCCGCCAGCGGCATCCGAAAGAGTCTCCTCCTTGTTCGCGCCAACCTGCAGACCGCCAACGGTGCCTTCCGGGTAGATGCCATGGATGGTGGTCTCGTCCCAGCAGCACAGCCAGATCGAGGTGTTGTTCGAGGCTGTTCCGCCGGCATCGATTATGTTCTGGCCGTTCTCGGCGCTCTTGCTGTTGAAGCGCGGTGCGAGGCCGGTAATGCGCTCCGGATTCAGCGAGGCGTCGCCGTAGATCAGCTGGGTGGCCATGTTCTGGTTCAGGCCCTCGAGGAACGCCTTGTGCTCGGAGAGCATGAAGCCGGCTTTGTCCTTCGACAGCTGCACGAGCTTCTTATCGACCTGGGCGTAGGTCTCCAGCATGCCGGTACCGTCGCGCACCTGTACGGTGGTCGACTTTTCGGGCTGCACGCCGTAGTTCAGCTTGCGCCAGGTACCTTGCGGCAGGCCGGAGCGGATCGTGGTCTTGTGGCCGGTGCCGTCGTTGGCCTCGATCCATGGCATATCGTCCAGAATCTCGTTGGTGCCGTTCAGCAGCTCGATGATCTTGGCGATCTTGCCATCGGGGTCTTTGCGCTTGGCGAGGTCCGCCAGCGTGGGGTTGGTGGTATTCAGGGTTGCCATGTGTCAGTCCTCAACTCAGTTGATATCGCCGAAGAGCACGTCAGCGGTACGGGCGCCGGGCTTCTGATCGCCGCCCATCACGAGGCTGTCTTCGGACAGTGCTTTGCCAATGCGATGACAGAACTTGACCATCCAGGGGTTATTCCCCAGTCCGGTTTCGTTCAGTAGGGTGCGCAGCTCGGGGTCGCCGAATTTCTCCACGGCCTTGATGGCGGTCTCTACGGTCTTGTCGTAGTTCTCGCCGCCAAGCTCCTTGTCCGCTTTCACGGCGTCGGCCCAGCGCTGCGACTGTTCGGCCTGAGCCGCCTCAAGCGCCTGCATACGCTTCGAATCGAGCTGGCCCTGCAGGTCGAGTAGCTTCTGTGCTGCTTCCTGCGACATGCCAAGCTCTTTGGCGATGCCCTTGAAGCTGGTCAGCACTTCCGCATCGAGCTCTGCGCCGTCGGCGAGCTTGAAGTCGGCGTAATCCTCAGGCGCCCCTTGGGGCTGGCCGTCGCCATCTGTTTTCTCTGGCGCGGGCGTTTCCGGGGTCGCCGGGGCCTGCTCAGGGGTTTCAACAGTGGCTCCGGACTGAACGTCTGTCGCTGCGCTGGTGGTGGCTTCCGGGGCGCTTGCTGGAGTCGAGTCAGTCATTGGTTTCCGTTTCCTCGGGTTGGCGGGCGTTCTCTGCTGCCATCACTGCAAACTGCGCTGGACACAGCCGGTCGATCTCGCCCAAAAGAAAAAGGCCGGTATCTCTCCGGCCCTCGTTGAAGTTCATCACCCCGCCGTGCGTGTTGAAGACAGGCTCGAACACCTTGCACCTGGCCATCAGGCGCCAGACGATGCGGCGCCCTCGCGGGTCGTCCATCAGCCAGCGAAAGTCAGCCTCGAGGGTTTCGCGGGACAGCCGCTCCTCGCGCTCAGCCTTCTTCAGGGAGCGCTCATCGCTTGCGTTGGTCATTGGTCTACCAGTGCGGTCAGTGCGTTGTCGTTGGATACGTCGGTTTCAGAGAGCAGCTTGGCGCCCTGGATGCCGGCCAGCATCTGCTGGTTCATGGCCTCTGCCTGAGCCGCATCGGCGCGGGCCTTGCGAATCTGGCCAACCTCATCGTCTGAACGGATGATCGTCGGCGGCACACCAGACATGCCGGCGTACTCGTCTACAGCCTGGTCGAGGTTGAGCTTGTCGACGATGTCCGGGTAGATGCCAGCCAGGTTCCCAGCGAAGCTCACCACGCGCTCAATGCCAGTGACCCCGAGAGCCTTCTGCGCCTGAGCGAGGATCGAAACGTACTCGACGTTCAGATCCATGCCTGCCAGCTCTTGCGGAGGCGGCGGGAGCAGAGGCTTGCCAGGCAGCAGGCCAGACCAGCGCGGTGACGATTGCTCGATCATCAGGTTGAACACCCGATCGATCAGCGGGTCGAGCAGCTCGTCGTTCATCCGCTCGAGCACTGGCCCGAGCATCAGCATCTTCTCTTCCTTGCGCGCCGCGATCTCTGTCGCAGTGCGGACGTCATCCATCGAACTGATCATCAGGAACAGGTCGACGAAGAAGGCCGAGTTGATCCGCTCCTCGTGTGCCTCGATCTCGCCGCGCAATGCCGTATAGGCAGACGGGTTGATCTCATGCAGCGGCGCGAACTGCTGGCCGACGTTCGTCATGTCCAGGTATGTGATGTCGCCTGGCAGGATCGACGCACGCTGGCCGCGCAGTGAAGCAGGAGCACCCATGGGCGGGTTCACCAGCTTCTCGAGCATCTGCGCCTTGCGCTTCTCCATCAGCTGCAGGGCCTTGGTATCACCGAGCGCTACTGAGCCCGGTCCGTGGCCGTAGACGTTCTCACCGTTGACGTCCCAGCGCGGCACCATGATCGGCGACGTCTGGAACCCGGACTGCCGCAGCAGCGCGTCGGAATCCCCACCCTTCTCCCAATACACGGACCTGAACGGCATATTGCGGTTGTCTGGCCTGCCAGAATCGCGCTTGTCGTTCGGTTCAACTGCGTGGCAGACGTCAATCCACGCATCCGGGTTGCTGCTGAGCAGGCTCTGCGCGGCCTGACTCATCGCGTCGCGCCCGAACTGCTGCTCCATCTGGCGCGCTGTCATGCGGAACTCGCGGTAGAGCGTGTCAACCTGTTGCCGCGAACTGGTTGCAGCCATGTAGCTGCCGGCCGTGAAGTTGTAGAACCTCACGAACTCGTCATCGTCCGGCATGCAGGCAATGGCGCCGATGCCAAAACCGCCCAGCTCGCCGTAGAGAGTAGGCAGCACGTTGTACAGATTGGAGCGCGCGAACACGTCCTGCATGACGCGCTCGGCCTGGTGCAGCCAGGACTTGACCGGCCCGAACTCCATCAGCGCAGCATCAGGCGTGGCCAGCTTGAACCACGGCCGAGATGGGCTGGTCATGCCGGAGAACATGCCAGATGCCAGGATCTTCAGCGCCGCACGCGACGTGCTGTTGATGATCCGCTGGTCCCTGCGCTTGCCCTCGTTGGCGTCGGTCAGGTTCCAGCGGCCCATATCTGGCGCGATGTAGTCGCTGATGTCGCGCCACAGCGGGAGCCAGCCACGGTCACGCTCGGTTTTGAGCTGAGACATGCGGCGATCCAGGCGTTGACGCAACGAATCAGCCATATCATGCCCCCAGGAGCGTTTTCTGCCCGGTCTGAGCGGTTGTGTTTAGCCCACCTGCGCCAGTCAGGATCGTGCTACCTGCGCCTGCCGCTGCAGCCCTGCGACGCCGCTCGTCCTCGCGCGCCTGCGTGACGCCAGGGTCGACCGCAGTAGGCGTGGACTGGGTTGGCGCATCTGGAGCGCTCGGCGGCTTGGGTGTTTCCATATCAACGAGGCCGAGCGTGGCCACTTTGACGATCTTACTGAGCGAGCTGCCGCACATTGTTTCTACCTCGCAAACGGGTCGTAGTCGCTGAGCAGCGCTGTACCGTGCTCGTGCGTGTGCTGTGATTTCTGGACGGGGAATGTGAAGGTCAGGGCCAGCGCGTCGGCGTCATCAGGACTGATCCCGAGGCGCTTCTTGATGTCCGCCTTCTTCTCTAGGGCGATCTGGTCACGCTGGTTGTGCGTGTACTCCGGCGACGTCAGTTCAGCCTCGAGGTCTGGGTCTTCCTCGATCGCCAGGCCGGCACGCAACGCCTCGCGCAACTTCCACCAGATGTACGTCCGCATATTCGCGTAGTGGCCATCAGGCGCCGCGCTGGCGAAGTTCACGTCAATGATCGGGATTCCAGGCATCAGGCGCCGCAGCTGGTCAGCCACAGGCCCGCCAACGCCGGTCGAGTCGACGAATACAGCGTCGGGCTTGTGGTCCTGCACCGCTGTGCACACTCGCGCGATGAACAGCGTGGTGTCGCGCGTCTCACTGCCAGGGATGCGGATCGGCTCAATCGATCGAGCGTCAAGGCCGCGCCTGAAGCGAATGACGTTGTTGTCAGCACCGCCGCGAGCAATGTCGATGCCACACACCAGCGCATCAGACAGACCGAATACAGCCTCGCGCCGCATGGCCTCAGCCACCCAGTCAGTCGGTATGAGCTGCAAGTCGGACGCCCTAGGGAACATGCCGCGGACACGCACACGGAAGAAGTCGGAGTCTTCGCCGTAGTCCTCGGCCCACTTTGCGATCTGCGCCTTGTTGGTGCCGTCAACCGTGCGCGAGTCGACCTGCTTTGTCACCCAGCGGTGCTTGTAGCGTGTGAAGCACTCACGGAAACGCCCGGTGTTGCGCGTCGGGTTGCCGAAGGCCAGCCAGATGATCTCGGTGTCTTCGTCAGTCAGCGCACCCTCGGCCACCTCCCACACTTTGTCGGCAATGTTCGAGGCCTCGTCGAAGATCAGGACGATCCGCTTGCCCTTGTTGTGCAAGCCGGCGAATGCTTCGGTGTTGTGCTCGCTCCAAGGCACCGCGTCAGCCTTCCAGCTGTCAGTGTGCTCAGGGTCAACCGAGGCAACCTTCGTCGCGGTTACGTTGAACCAGTGCTTATTGATCGCCAGGCGGAACCACTTACCGATCTCCGGCCAGGTCTTCGTCCGCAGCTGGTTCTCAGTGTTGGCCGTGACGACAACCTTGCAGTCCTCACAGGTGGACATGGCCCAGTTCAGGATCATGCCCATCTCGGCTGATTTGCCGATACCGTGACCGGACGCGACCGAGATCATCAACGGCTGGAAGCGCGTATCTGGATTGCTCAGGTGGCCGCCAATGACGCCCATCGTCTCCCACTGCCAGTCGCGAGGACGCTCAACTCCCGCAAGCTCTCCATGCCCCCATGGGAACGCGTACATCGCGAAGCCCTGCGGGTCATGGGTGAAGCCGGCTATGTCCTCGATCAACTGCAGCTCAGGGTCAACCCCGCTGCGCACGTTCACGAGCTGCCGCCATTTTCTCGGCTAGGCCGTCTTTAACGTCGACCGTTACATCTTGCTGGATTCGGTCGCCGTATTTCTTCGGAGCGCGCCGGCCAGCAACCCATTTGAGCGCTTCAATCTGCACCCTGTCAGCTGCTGCAGTCTCAGGGGTTACTGCCATCGCCGCAGTGATGATGTCGGCCTCGAACAGATCGGCGGCAGACTCTCTCGCGCGCGCGTACTGCTCACTGTATGGAGGGACAGCAACCATCTTGAGCAACATCCCCACACTCAGCTTCATGCTTGCCGATATCTGGCGAAGCGTCTTGCCCTCTGCAACCTGCTCGCACAGAGAGTCCACCCGCTTTCCGATCTCTTCAGGGGTTAGCGGCTTGGACATGGTGTTCTCTCTACTCGGTAGGTGCTGGCTCTACTGGCTTCACAACCTTCATCCAGTCGAAGCTGGTGAATATCGCAACGACGACCCCATCGGAGCCGATGAAGCGCAGACCGTTTGAGTCCTGAACATAAGTGTGCGCCTCAATCTCGTGAGGCTCACCAGCAGCTAATAACTGGTAT